CTCTGTATTTGCTTATGAGTTAAAAAACTCAGGCGAAAAGAATACAATCTATGAAAGATTAGCCAAAATGATAGACTACCCTTCAGCTAGAACCGTAGGTGTGCAAAAAGCCCCTAAGATAGCAGTAAGTAATGCTCGTATTGAAGATAATAGTTTCTATTCAGAAAGAGATAACAGAATTGTTAATAACTGGAGAATAGGTGGTTCATTCGTTAGAGCTGCAGCAAGTGACGCTATTAATCAAAATAGTTTTGAAGTTCAAGGTGTAATCAGTTCAATTAAAGAAGTTATCGACAAAGAAGGTAACGATACTGGAACTTATGACTTAAAATTATTAAATGTAGCATTTGGTAACAGAGTTAATGAATTAACATTAAGATTTGATGACCCATCAGCAGTTAAATATATTAACGATAATTATAACACAGGTGATTTAGTAACATTATGTGGTGAAATTGTTTATGAACAACACGAAAGAGTTGTAGAAAAAGAATTAGGTTTTGGAGAACCAATCAAACAAACTTATACTAATACAATTAGATTATTAAAAATCACAGCAGGTACTCCACCAGTTGACCCAGAAGAAAGTGGTTATAACTTAAAAGACCTACAAGCAATCGTTACAACTCAAAATAATGAAATAACTGAAAAGTATAACGCAAGAGCACAAGTTACAGCAGCAACAAATAAAGCAGCTGGAGCAAACTTATTATTCTAGGAGGTATAAAACGTGGCAAGATTAGATTTATTAACTGTCCAAGAACACAAAGTTAAGTCTGGTGTTCAAGGTAAAATGTTCTTCATCTATGGTGGGGCTAAGACAGGAAAAACTACTACAGCCTGCCAATTTGAAAAACCTTTACTTTTAGCTTTCGAACCAGGGTATAATTTAATTGACGGTATTAAAGCCGTTCCAGTTACATCTTGGTTAGATATGAAAGATTATGTAAAGCAATTACGCAAAGATGAAGTAAGAGCAATATATGATACAATTATATTAGACACAGCTCCTCTAATGTGGGGTCTATGTGAAAAGTTTATTAAGGCACAAAAAGATATAGAAGATTTAACTGACCTTGGTTTCGGAAAAGGGTACAGAGCTGTACGTGACGAATTCCAAGATGTTATCAATAGTCTAGGTCAAATGGGTTATACATTAATCTTTATCTCACATGCTGAGAAAAAAGACTATGTGGACACATTAGGTGTATCTCATAGTGGTATCACACCAGCCTTAGATAAACGTCCAAAAGAAATCATCTCAGGATTGGTTGACGTATTTATGTTTGTTTGTCAAGAAGCAGATGGCAATGGTGGAAATCACCCAGTAGCATATTTCCGTGGTGGAGTATATGGGGACACTGAAATTGAAGCAGGTTCTCGTTACGGGGAAGATTTACCAGTAAAAATTAACTTTAACTATGACGAATTAGTTAAAGCAATTCAAAGTGCCGATGAAGCAATGGTATCATCAGGTGTACAAATCTCTGCTGAAAATAAAACTATATTAGAGGCAGAAAAAGAAAAAGAACCTGAAAAGAAAAAGTCATTCTCAGCAGTCTATAAAGATGTTACTACAACTATCAATAAATTAAAAGAAAGAATTGTTGGTGGTGAAGAAGACTTAGCAGAAAAAATGACAAGTATCATTGAACAATATCTTGGAGCTGGTAAGAAAATCACAGAAGCAACTCCAGCACAACAAGATTTAGTTGAAGCAGCTTTAGCAGAACTTAAAGAATTATAAGATGGCGAATAAAAAGGTCATATGTAAGTATTGTGGTGAGGCATTCGACAGAGAGCGTGAAGAGTGGATAAAAGTTTCCACTCGATACGCCCATAAGTCGTGTTACGAAAAGGCACAATCAGAAGCTGCGGATTTGCGCAAAGTGACCGATTTGATAAAAAGTCTATATTATCCTAAAGAGCCTGATTGAGGAATTATTGGTTCTCAATTAAAAAGGTATAAAGATGAAGGTAAGACTTATATAGGTATGTATTATACATTAACATACTTTTTTGTCATAAAGGGAAATGATATACACAAGAGTGCTGGCGTAGGCATAATCCCTTATGCTTATGATAAAGCACGTGCGTATTATAAAAATATGGATAATACATATACCAAAACAGCTGAAATAAATAAGAGAGATAAGATAGATGTTAAGCAAACGGAAGACATCGTAACAATAGTTCATCATAAGCCTACAAAAAAATTAATAGGTTTTACTTATGAAGAATAAGAAAGGAGGATTACCGTGTATAATTCTCATGCAATAGAAAAAGTATTGACTGGGTTATATTTAGACAATGATTTAATCATATCTAATGAATACCCCCTAAGATTAGAAGACTTTGTTGAAAAGAAATATCAAGCAATTTATACTGCTTTATATAATTTATATGTATTAGGTAATAATCATATAGATATAAATGATATAGTGGCATATTTCAGAGAACAACAAGGTATGTATGAAAAGTTTATATCTGATGGTGGTATGGATATATTATATCAAATATGTGCAGATGATAACCCTACAAACTTTGATTATAATTATTCTCTTATGAAGAAACAAAGTTTATTGAGAGATTTTACTAAGTTAGGTATAGATGTATCTGATTTATATGACAAGAATTTATCTCCCGAAGACTTTGAAAAGCAAATGGCAAAATTTAATGCCTTAGATATAGATGATATATTTAAGCATTATGAAGCAAAAATAAATAACTTACAAAACAAATATCAAAACTTAATAGAGAAAAGTTGTATTCATGTAGCAGATGGTATAGAAGAGCTGTATAAAGAATTACAAACGGTACCAGAGGTTGGTCTTCCTTTAGAAGGAGATATATATAATACAGTAACCAGAGGAGCACGTCTTAAAAAGTTATATATTGACTCAGGTTCATCAGGAACTGGTAAATCAAGACGTATGGCAGGTAATGCCGCCCATTTAGCTATTCCTATGTTCTTTAATGAAGAAACAGGAGAATGAGAAAATACTGGTATAGAAAACAAAGTATTATACATTACAACCGAATTGGAACATGCAGAAGTACAAACATTAATTATAGCATATATCTCGGGAGTAAATGAGGATAAGATACTTAATAACAAGTATACACAAGAAGAAAGAGAAAGAGTAGAATTGGCTATACAATATATCCAACAATATGATAATATCATTATTGAATTTCTACCTAACCCAAGTATTGCTACAATTCAAACAACTATTAAGAAGCATGTTTTGCAAGATGATGTAGAATATGTATTCTATGATTATATTCACATTACTTCAGGTTTAACTGAAGGAAGAGATAAGAATACTCGTGACGATGTAATTTTAATGTTAGTGTCAGATACATTAAAAAATCTAGCGAATGAACTTAATGTTCATATATCTACAGCTACACAATTGAATGGAGATTATGAAGATAAAGAAGTAAAAAATCAAAACTTAATAAGAGGTTCTAAAGCGATAGCAGATAAAGCAGATATAGGAGCTATCACATTGCCATTAAATAATGCAGAACAAGAATTAGGTCAAGCTTTGGCATTAAAATTAGGAACCCTTGAACCAAACTTTATAACTGATATATATAAAAACCGTCGTGGTAAATGGACAGGTATCCGAATATGAAGAAATATAGATTTAGGTACTTGTAGAACCATAGATTGTTTTGTAACTGACCGAAAGAATGAACCGATAGATTTTAATAGCACCAGAGTTCAAATTAAACAAGCAGGAAAAATCGGAGGCTTTGTAGTTACGGAAAATAAAACTGACCCTTACATAGATTTCGGTGAAGAAGTAAGGGTAGAAGTGGAGTAATATGCATGCAGGCGATATTTTAATTTCTAAGCTAAATTCTTCAGACATATTGCGTTTAATGGAGAAATTGGGTATCCCTGAAACTATGGTCAGATATGGGAATGATTGTTTAATCTTCCCCACTATCTGCCATAATGAATTAGTTTCTAACCCATCACACAAGTTATATTATTATGAGTCAAGTAAAAGGTTTTATTGTTATACAAATTGTAAAGCAATGAGTGTATATGATGTAATTATAAATAGTTATAAAGCTAGAGGTACAAAGATAACTTGGTCACAAGCATATGTTATTTTAGACTCCGTTGTTGAGGATAGAATGAAACATGGCTTTGCAGTTATAGAACCCCCAGCTGAGCATAAAGTTAAAAAGATAACTGAAGATTGGCCAGACCAATTAACTGTTTATAATCCACATGTTTTGGAGTGTTTTACTCAACAACCCAAATATTTGGCTCCATGATTAGAAGAAGGCATAGATTACGATGTATTAAAAGAATTCGGAGTTAGATTTGATATGGTTCGCAATAGAATAGTATTTCCAGTCCTTGACCATCTAGGTAGATTGGTTG